TTTAGTAACCTCGTCAAATCGGGTAACATCTCCTTTAGCAAGTTGATAGATTGCATGATACCATCCCCATTTAGCTCCGAATTGTGCTTTGAGTGAATAGTCATTTCCTTTACTTTCTCCTCCAAATACATCGGGATAGCTTTTAGTAAATCGTTCACTAAATGATAAAAAAAAAGCATTGCACCAAATACTACATCTAAAGGCAAACGTTTCATTTCTTCCATTACTAACTCATCTGCTTTGTAATCTTCAATCTCGTAAAGTTGTTTATACTTTGCTTTAACTGGTCTATATAGTACCCCCATCGCAATGTGAAGTTTTTGGATGTCGTTAATACTATTTGAAACGTCTATTAACTCCCCTAAGCTAATGTCGTCTAAGTTGGGTATAAATCCATATTCTTTACCGTTAAAGTTTATTATACGCTTTAATTCAGGCTTCACATCAAATACACTTTTAAAGTGGTGCATTATCTCTGTCACATCTTTGTAAGCTATGTTTAACGTATTCTTTAAATCTATATCACAAAATATCTCGATAGTCTTTTGACTAATAAATAATTCATCGTTTGAGTTATCCACTACATTCATGTAACGTTGGTACTGATGTAGCTTTATTTCTGCTAATGAATCAGGAATATTTATCTTTACTTGCATATTATATTAACCTTAATTATTGTTTTTTGTAGTACTGAATCGCTTGATTGTATAATTCATTTAGCAACACGAATTGCTGTCTTATTTGTGTACGGTGTGAAGTCATAAATAAACGTTCGTCAAATATTATCTTACCTCTATAACCTTTTTTATCTCTTAGGTACGATTCGCATAATGCTATCATTTGTCTGATGTCTACTTGCTCTACCATATACTATATTTACCTTTGTTTATATTCATTCCTAATGTTTCCATCTCGTGATATCTTATCGCATCGCATATGTGGTTTTGAAAGTCTACTGGCTTATTTAATTTATTACCTTGTTTATCCTTATCCCATGTGTAATTCCTAAACTCCTTAATGATATTAGTAGAATTTGAAGTAACTAAATATTCTTGCTGTTGCATTACTTGAATACCAAAATTAATGGAATCCTTACCTTTAGTAACTCCTTTGATAGTTTTACCATGTCTACGTATTTCTTCTATTGATTTAGGCTCTGAACTATCTGCATAAATAGGCACATAATTCGGTAATACTTTTGCTATGTCTGAATTAACCATTCCTGTCCTGTAGCATATTTCATTCAGTATTCTTTTACCGTTCCAATTATACACTTCAACGATTGCGGTTGGGTCATTTGTGTAGCCAAAATCTAATCCTATACCTAATAAATTTGCTTCACTTGGTATTAAATCAATTGTTTTCCAATTGTCAAATATTACACCCTCTAAATTACCTATCTCACCTAATCCATAAACACGATACCAATTCTCCCAATAAGCTGATGTCTTTGATTTTTCTTTAGCTTTTAAAATAAAGTTTAAAGCACTCTCAGGACATGCCTCGTTATCTTTGTAGTTAACTATTAAAAAATCAACATCATCATCACCTTGCAACTCAGAATGAAACCAAAACTCGTTAACTGGATTCCAATCCAAATAAACACCTTTCTTTGTTCTTGATGCTAATTCAGTATAAGCGTGAAATGTCATGTTATTACACTCATTCATGTAAAGGTAATCACGTCTAGCACCTCTTAACTTTGCATCATTATCAGCACTAAAAAATTCAATCACGCTACCATTAGCAAACGTATATTTAAAATCAGACGCATTCCACCTCATATCTAAATACCTATGTGTCGCTATCATTATTTTTTTAAAGTCTTTCATAGCACCTCTCTTAAGGTGTGGTATAGATTCAGCAACGATTGATATTTCTGTGTTAGAATGTTTAGCAGCAATATGTATAAGGATAGGTAGTATTCCGAAAGTTTTACCTGCTGAAGTACCACCTTGAACCCCTTTAACAAATTTATCTAATTTGCGTATTTTCTTTATAACTGTTGTTAGCTTAAAATCACTCATCTATTTCTTCATCTTCATCATCATTGAATAATGGCTGTTCAACGTGTGCTATCTCTTGCTTATCAACTAAGTTATTTAACCTTTGTGTTATACTTGGATTGTATATCCCTGCCATGCCTCCTGATATTTGGTCTGCTCTCACTTCTCTCCTTATACGCGTACAGATAGTTGAAAATCGCTTATATCTATTATTTGAATTAGCGAAATAATTTGATAAATCTTTAATAATTCCAGCATCTGCACAATAGTTTTCAAACCCCTCTATTGTTAAAGGTCGTTCTAACTCACTATATTCACTCCTGCCATCTTTACCTACAAATGTATGCTTTAATATAGGATTGTTTTTAGTGTGTCTTTTATACTCTTGGAATAATTCCCATAAATGTTGTGGGTCTTTTATTTTGTTTGGTCTACCTTGTTTGTTTTCCATAGTTTAATTATTACAATACATAAATAATGCTTTATGATAAAGCTGGAAAGTCTCATCTATATGTATAGATAACTGGCAATATTCAAACACTTCTATTATTCTAATACTCATTGTATAATTTTGTTAGTTCTTTTATTCTATTCCTCCAACAATCAGGGCAACTGCTTAAAGGTTCGTTAATGTTAAATACTCTATTGTATATCTTTAGTAGTTCCCTTTGTTGACTTGGTGCTAGTGTGTTTGTTTTAGATTCAAAGAATGCTGTTAGATAGTTGTATTCTTCTTCTTGTAAGCACTTAGGCTGTTTGTAAGGAAATAAGTTGTTTAAGATGTCTTTTCTTTTGTCGCAACCGCAGTCCTCTCCTGCAATAAATTTAACTACTTTATCTACACCTGTTGCATTTAGCACTTTTTCAACTGTATCACCTAAACCTTTACTTCTAGGTTTACGTTTTCTTGTTTGTTTTGGTTTATTTTCTTCCATTGTTATATTAATTCAAAATCTCTGTTATAGTAATCATCGTAATCTTCTCCTACGTTTTCTCTTAATCTTTGTTTACATTTCTTTATAGTCCAAAATATAGTTGTTACACTTATACCTGTATCTTCTGCTAGTTTTCGCATAGACTTACCTTCGTTTAGGTAAATCTCAAACAGTAACTTATCTGCCCAATGCCATGATTCAATCTCTCCATTTACTTTATCATTTAGCCTACTTTGAGCAGATAGTTCTTCGTTACTTGTGTTTAAGGCTTCTAGTCCTTTACAATCTTCTATGTCTATATAATTAACCTTATTACTTTGTTTTTGTTGATTGTAGTATAAGTTTCTTAATGTTAACCATACATACGACTTATTTAGTTTACCGTTGTTAGTTATTTGTTCTAGCTTAGTGTACTTGTTTAGTTTTATGTACATCTCCTGAACTATATCCTCACAAGTGTTATGCTCTCCAAATGTTTTTACTATGTGTATCCATTCTTTGTGGTGCTTTGCTAATTCGTTTAAAAGTTTCACGTTTTTTTTGACGTAAATATAATAATTATTTTGATTATAATTTAAACAAATATAAAAAAAGGCTAACTATTAGTTAACCTCCTTGATGAATGTACCGTTTACTGTTTTGCCTTTTCGATTCTTAATAACGTTGTAGGCACTTTCTAATGCTTTGTCATAGTCTATATCTAATTGTTCGCAAAGTATTATTAAAACTACTTGTATATCTCCTATTGCATCGTACAGTTCTAAATCGTTTTGTTTTAGATATGCACTACATAACTCTCCAACTTCTTCTTGAAGTTTAATTATTTGTTTAGGTGCGTTATCTTCTTTTATTAAACCTCTTTCTTTTGCCCAGTCTATAATCTTATCTTTCATTTTCTCTATACTCTTCTTTATACAATTCTAATACTTTAATTGTTTTGTCAATATCACTTAACCATTGACCTTTCTTTCTGCATCTTACTATTCTTTTAATTACATCAAACTCCCAAGCATTTAACTTATGTTCTTGTGCGAACTTGTAAAGACTTCCATTGGTGTTATCGTAGTGTTGTGGATTTTTTCTAAAATAATAATCTTCAGGGCTATCACTTAAATCTATTGTTTCTTTTGCTCTTACTTTCATATCTCTATAAAATAAAATTTAGGATATTTAATTAATACATCTTCAAACTTAAAGTAATACCAGTTGTTATCTTCTGATTCAACTTCGTAGTTATGCTTATACTTTAAATAAGTAGTGTTATACTCTACTACACATTTAACTCTTTTCTTCATATCTTTTTAATTTAATAACATTACATAAGAAACATTAAAACGTTTTCTTATTACTCGTTAGCAACCATTTAAAATATCGATTACTATTTTTAGCATTTCTTGTGGTCTTTTGTCTTCAAAGTCTTTTGTGTCAGGGTCAATCGGTAATCCATATTCAACTGAGTGTGTTTTTCTTCCGTAATCATCAAGTGCTAAAATTATCTTTTCAGCTAACAAACGTTTGCTAACACTACCTATATGTAATGCCTTTTCGCTTTTATCTGAGTTATTTTCTGTATTCATTGTTTCTGCTTTTAATCAAAGTTAGTGCGTAATTTTAAGAAGGCACTACGCATAGCCTTGTCCGTTATGAATGACTATTATACCTTGTCGGGTATAAAATAGAATTATTCGTCATATATTATACCTTGTCGGGTATAAAAAAACACCCTACCGTTTAAGCGTTCAATAAATAGTTAATATTCATTCTTAGTAGGGTGCTTAGTTTGTTATTCTATACAATGTTTATTTCTAATAAATATTAAATCATTGTATTCATTATTTAAATCATTACTAATAATAGCAAGGGAAATACCTTTTTTAGTACATTCATTCACCAATGGCTGTAAGACATCAATCCTTGTTAATACTTTTGATTTATACCAGCCCCTTTGTTCTTTTGAAAATTCATGTTTTGAATTTAACAAGTAAGAAATAAACTGCATTTCTTTTGGGTGTATATAACTTCTTTTATCAATTCCTATAATTATTCGTTCTTCCATACAGTCACAATATTTATACTTTTTATTCCATATATGAATTTTTCCACAAAATTTACAATTCCAAGTTTGTGTTTGATGACCCATTTTTATAAAGTTTTATTCTAAAATGGTAAATTATCGTTTTCTACTGGTTCTTGTTTATCTGCATTTACAATAGTTCCTGAATTCCATACTACCTTACCATTACCTAAGTATGTTTTAGGCTGTTTAGCTTCTCTTTCTTCTTTACTTTGTGCTATTGATATACCTACGTTGTTACCGTAGTTTGTTTCATCGTTTACACTAATTGAAAGACTTAACCACTTTCTACCATCTTTTTCAAAGATTCTTGAACTATCTATTTTTGATAGGTCGATACTTGCATTAATTATTGCACTCATATTTATTTATTTTTAACTATTAAACTTGATTTACTTGTTGTTACAGTAGGTAGTTGTAATAACTCCCCTGTTGTCTCATCTAATGAACTTAGATTCATTTGCCTATTCTTATAAGCTGTCTTATACTTTTCTTCAATTAGCTTTAACTTTTCATTTGCTTCTATCCATTCAGGAATATCTTTGAAGTTGTATCTAGTAGCACCGTTTCTTACTTCGTACTTTTGTCCATTGTGTGAGAATGTACTCTGTCCATAATGTTCTGCTTCTTCTATCGCTAGAGCATCTATTTGTTTTTTAGCTTCGTTAAATAGTGATTCCATTTTCTTAAAGATAGCAAAAGCATCTAAAGGATTAACACGTCCTACTTCTACATCTGATACTATACCGTTAATGATTGATGTTACGTTAGGCATACCTACTTTACTGATTTGCTCTAACTGGTCCTGAGATTGTTGTACGTTGTTATACTCGTACTCTTCTCTTTCTCTGTCGATGTCGTACATTTCATTCATATTTATTTGTTTTTATTGATTACTAAACTAAACAAGTAGTCTATTACTTGCTGATTTGTCTTTGCTTTTATTCCTTTCTTTGTCATTTGCTCTTTAACCATAGCGACGTGTAAAGGATTTAGTTCTATTATATTCTTCATTTTACTTTTTAATTGAATCCATTAACTCTTTTATCTGTATAGTAGTAGCCATATATTTTTTACCTATTTGGTCTAATACCTCCTGCTGTGTACCTTTAGCAATAATAGATTTAACATTGTCTGCTGTTAGTTGGTGCATCTTTGGTTTTTGTTCTACTTTAGGTGCTTGTTTAGTTTGCTCTCCTGAAGCATCTGTATCTTTATCTGTTACTAATCCTAATATAGAACTTAATGCATAACGTCTTAAATAAGTGATAGCTGAACCTAACACCTGATAGTCATTCATTCCTTTTAACGTTACACCTTTAGGAATTTCTGTTAAACTTTCAATAGTTTCGCCTGATTCTGTATGGAATATAATAGTTTTAATAGTATCTCCCATTATAGGCTGCGTAAAACCTAAATTATACTTTTTAAGTAGTGGATTAATTACTTCA